CTGGCCCTGCTGGGCCTTCTGGACCTTCTGGTCCGGGTACGTTTGAGTCTCCACCTACTGGTCCTTGTGGACCTTCTGGTCCTGCTGGTCCTTCTGGGCCAACCTCTGTTGAGGCTTCACCTACTGGTCCTGCTGGTCCTTCTGGTCCTTCTGGTCCTATTGCACCGTCTGCACCCGCTGGACCTGCTGGTCCCGGTTCTGTAGAGGCCGGTCCTTCTGGGCCTGTGCCGTAAGGCAGTGTGGTCCAGTCGTCGTAGCCGTTACCTATCTTCCATTGTCCTGTAATAAGCTCAACGCCCATTTCGCCTTGTGCAAGGATAGGGTTAGCTGCTGTCCAGTTTCCGGGTGTGTCTATTCTCTGTTGAATTACGGTAGCCATACTGCGCCCCCTCCCTGTATTACCATATTTGGTATAAGATTAACATCGGTAGCTGAGCCACCTGATATGTGTTGTAGGTTGGTGTACTTAGTGAAAGCACTCCCTCCGTCTATTTCCTCACCCTTAACTGTTCTCAGCTTGATGAGGGCTTCTTTGTCTACTGTTTCCATACTGCACCCCCTCCTGTGAGAATGATGTCTGTTGTGGGTCTAGGTGAGGCTGAAGTGCCACACGATACGTTTTGCATGGCTAGGTACACGGTGTAAGCGTTGCCACCGTACAGGTTGCTAATTGTTCCACCCTGCGCCCCTTGTTCCCCTTCTGGACCTACTGGCCCCTCAGGTCCGACTACTGTCGAGTCAGCACCTGTATCACCAGTTTCACCTTTGTCTCCTGCTGGTCCTGTGGAGCCTACGTCACCTTTGGCTCCTGTGTCGCCCTTAGCTCCAGTAGCCCCTTGGATACCCTGTGCCCCTTCTGGGCCTGTGGGTCCGGTGGGTCCGGGTACGTTAGAGTCCTGACCATCAGATCCGGGTAACCCCGGAAGTCCTATGAAGCCTGATGGACCCTGTGGACCTGTTGGTCCTTGTGGTCCTACTGCCCCGTCTACTCCGTCTTCCCCGTCTTCACCGTCAGCTCCATCTTCACCGGCTGGGCCTGTGTCTCCTGCTGGTCCTGTTGCTCCGGGTGCTCCGGGTGCCCCTGTTGTTCCACCTGATCCTGTGTGTACAGAGTTCACGTAGTCAACTGTCGCGGCTGATGAGCCACCTGCCATAGTTAGGCCACTGATTGCATTACTGTTCATGTTCAAGGGTCCAACCTGATTGGTGTCCCCTATGATAGCTAGGTCAGCTGTAATGGTTGCTGTGCTTGCGTCCACAGTCATACTGGGAGCTACGATCTCTACCTGCCCGTCCATAGTAGCTACGAGCTTATCTGGTCCTGCTATGTCGATCACGCCACTCTCACGGAGAGAGATGTACTGAGTGAGGTCCATGTTTCGGAACTCAGCATCAGTGGCGCTGTAGTTTTCTATTGCTCGCGGAATAGGATTCAATCCTACGATAGCGAAGCCATCCTTGTCTGAGAACTTACGGCTGAGCCAAGGAGCTGCTGCGCCTGAAATATCTCCAGCCAAATCCTTATTCTCGAACATCCAGTGGTCGTAACCGAACTGGCTGAACATTAGCAGACAAGTATCATCTGGTTGTATGGGCATGGTGATGGAGTAACCTCCACCACTTGCCGTGTGTACCGGGACGTGCAACAAGTGGGTGTTCTCCACTCCTTCGTCAAGGGCATCTGTACTGCTATGTAGTCTCTCCCCTGATATCAGTATTGTTGCTGTCTGATTCTCAGGGAAGTACTCTACAATGCGCCCCGGCATTACTATCTTATAGTCTCCCCAATTTTCCATATTAACACTCTACTTTAGTTATGGTCGTGGATTCCCCTACGACACCTTTGATTGTTTTATTAACGTCTTTGTTTACAAGCAACTCATGCTGCCCGAAGACTGCAGTTACTATCTCGTCCGTTGAAGGCAAAGCCTCTCCCGGCTGGTAAGGGAACCTTGATTCCACTACGCCAGTCACCCCACGAACCAAGCAGCCAACTCCACCATGTATCAGGGACTGACCGTAGTCGTTACCCGATAACTCCATAGTTGAGTACAAAGCACCGTACAAGGATTTCTTCAGCTCACCTACTTCGGTGTTCACTGTGTCTATCACTATGTCTCTGGCTGTGTCTACTGCAGACTCCACAAGACAGTCACCTACTGGCAAGAAGCCAGCAACTACTTTCTCTCGGAGTGCCTCAGGGTCGTCTATCGCGTTACCTACTGTCTGAGAAATGTCCTCATACAGCTTGGTTGCGCTGGTGTGTACATCGTAAAACCAGTTGCCAGTGGTAGCGTCCTGCCCCGTAGCTACGTAAGTAGTTGAGACCGGATTGCCAGCTGTGTCTACGTCCTTGGATATGTAATCCTGTCCGAGAGTCATAGCTGTTTGGCTAATGGTTGCGTCGTTGCAGACGTAGATGCCTGACTTCCTAAGTGCAGCTATTGTGTTATCCTTCTCTGCTCCTGCGAGTTTGTTAAAGGACATAATCTTTGGTGCGGTTCCCGCAACAGAAGAAGAGATCTGAACCTCTTCCCCCATAAGACTAAACTCCATAGCGTCCGTCATGCCAGCTCTCTGCTTAGTAGAGAACTTGGTGAAGATCACTTTGTCGTAGTCGCCAAGGTTAGTCACTACGTGACATACCTGTCCAAGATTTACTATGGACTCAAGCTCTTCAAAGACTGTCTTTGAGTTGTTCTTAGAGTAGACGTAATCGTTCTTAGAGGATTCCAGTACTGTGTTAGTAACGATGCCCTTAATATCAATTTGTCTATTCTGCCTGATGGTGTTGTTGCTGATAACAAACCCAGTCTGCACTGGGAACTTAGTAACCTGTGAAGAGGCTTGATGCCCCTCAGAGATTACTGCATGAAACCTAATCGTTCTTAGCTCACCACCGGACTCCGGGGTGTAGGTAATGAATGCTGGTGTAACTTTTGGTGCTGCCATGTAACTACTCCCATTGAGTTCTTTGGAACCAAGTAGCCCCTACGGGTGCCCTTGTTCCTGTTTGTGGTGAAACACAGTTAGCCGTGGTAGTCCAAGACCCTGTGTAGTTGCTTCCTTGATGTATTGATTCCAGTACCAAGAACTTGCTATACCCGGACACTGAGTCCCGTGCATAGTTGTTAGCTGTCTGAAGTACAAAGTCGTCAGAATCTGCTTCAGCTGTCAGTAACTTAGTAATGTCAATCACAGCTCCCGGCTGTATGTCACCGTCCAAGTTAGATATTATCTGTAACTGGGCAGGTGACAACTTTGGGTTCGCTCTCATGTTATTTGTATCTAACACTATGGTGGGTTTATCGTCAAGGTCGGTAAGTTTAACCTGATCCAAGCTGGGTTGATAAACTAACTGTATAATATCATCCCCCAAGGTATACCACTTAAAGCCGTACTCTTTTCCTAGCTCCCTGAGTATCTGAGTAAACGTACCGTTCATTTGTGACCCCGGCCTTTTAGACTTGGCGTCCATCAAGCCTTCAGGGAATACCAAATCCTGGAACTCCCCTTTCCATTTTACCGCTTCCTTCAGTGATTGAAGTCGAGACCTCAAGCTGCTGGAGTTTACTGGTGCTGATATTGGTTTCTCGTAGAAGTCACGCCTAGCACCAGAGTAACAATACAAACTTGTTATTGTGTCTGGTACTTTCTTGTGGTCCATCGAGTTGCTGATGTAGAAACCGTCAACCATATTAAACTCCTGACTGCCGTGTAGCCTAGTGCTCAGGGTTATGTAATGATCTTGGTTTCCACCAATCAAGTTACCAATCGTTTCTGCGTTCAGGTTATAGATAGTTATCTTAGCTCGTGAGAACTCAGGCAGCTGTCTGTAGTCAAAGTCTATACGAAGACCGGAGGCATCTAAGATGCCCACCCCGTCCTTGCTCTGTATAGTGACCATAACCTCTTGTCCAAATCTTTTCATTTTAAACTCCGAGGCTATAGTCCATAGTTTACATTGTAGTTAGATTCAACTGCGCCGCTCTCTTTATCTTCCTCTGTTACTTTAGCATCGTGTTCGACCCTTAGGGTGATGTTAGTATCACTCTTAGTTGGGTCTTCGATACTGACAGGATCTACAACAGGTATGTTGCCAATGTTCTGGTCAGGTATTGAAGCAGTCCCACCCATTACATACCTACCAGCCTTCTTCAACAAAGTTCCCGGATCTAAAGCTGCGTCA